GATGCTTCTTCGTACTGCAACGGAATGTCGACGGCGATCTTGAGGGTCATGTTCTGCTTGAGAATGCGATCCGCATTGTCCAGCAGCTCCGAGAGCTTGACCGAACGATAGGTCGGCTGACTCGGCCACGCCTTGAAGTACGGCTCACGTCCCCATTCGAGGAGCATTAGCCCCCTGGCCTCGTCGCCGTCGTCGTTGAAGTGAAACGGCATCACGTTCCCAATGTAGCAGATGTTCTTCGAGAACTGCCTCTGATGAAAGTGACCGCAAAAACACCACTCTACCGGAGCAAACTGCTTGACACTAGGCGTGTGCGCCGTCTCTGGCATGACCACACGAGCGTTGAGAAGGAAGCCGGGTAGCTCTAGATGGCCGAATACGTAGCGCACATCACGGAGGTCGAGCGTCTTGTGCTCATCCCCCACCAACCAAGGCAGGAACGACACGCCATCGATGTTGGTCGGATCATTCACCACGATTACGTTCGGCACGTGCTTGGCGAATTCTATTGAGGAGATATCGCGTTGATTTCGATGGTAAAGGTCATGGTTGCCGCTGATGAACCACGTTCTTTGAAACGAACTGCTGAGCATTTCGAGACCACGGAGAGCCGCGTGCATCGTCGCGAGTCCAATCGCGTGCCTGTTGTCAAACCAATCGCCGAGCATGATACAGGTCTCGGCACCCCATGTGCGCGCCTCATCGATCGCCCACGCGAGGAAGTCGAGATTGTCCTGATTGGCAAGTGTTGAGTTCGATCCGCGTCCGAAGTGGCAATCGGCTATCACCGCCGCTTTTCTGAAAAGCATCTAAGCTCAAATGTTATGGATGAACGAATCCATGTATAACGAATCAGGTACAGCTATTCAACCGGAACCTTTGGTTTGCGTCCGCGCCGCTTCGGCGGTTCCTTCTCGACGACTTTAGGTTCGGCACCATCGGTTGGCTTCTGCCATTCATCGCGCTGCTCGAATTCATTGTCGATCTGTCGCGTATAGCTTGGCTGTGCCCCTGACATCATCAGCAAGTCATCACGGATGTCCTGATTGCGCCGCTCAAGATTCAATATGCGACGGAAACTGTTTTTGATGATCTGTGTATAGAAGGCAAACGGGTTCTCGGAGCGAGACTCGTCGAACTGAAGGCCGACCTGGGATAGCTGAACCAGTGCATGACTACGCATCTCATCGTTATAGCTGTTCGAGGAGAGGTACATGGTCCCATTTCGACGTACCATGAACGAGCCATACTCAGTCTCCACACACCACACCCGTCCGTTGTAGTCAATCGTAGGCTCATTAGGATGATGCTCCTTACCTCGTCCGGGATGAGACCTGCCGTTACGCTTTCCGCCGTGGAAGTCGATCTTCTCCACCACAGCAATGCGAGACCTACTGTGGGTCTTAGAGAAGAGGTTTACCGTATAACATTGAGTTGGTTTACCAAATGCTACAAAGTCCTGTTCGCGCCACGTTGCTCTATAACCAGCAAGTGCGCACAGTGTGAGAAAAGCGTCAAGATGTTTAGCATCCTTCTGAGAGTATCTCATGAAACCACCTCCGTAAGCAGGGCAACTGGCATATGGCTTCGTTCGATGACCGTCTCCATCGACCATCGTGTCGATCAGCAGTTGGCGTTGGGATTGAGTGAGAGATAGCAGAAACTCCATCGCCGGTACACGATTCGGTACAACATCCATCAAATCGAGGCAAACTTTCTTCGGAAGACGAAAGGCAACTTGGGTTTGACCAGTGTATTGTACTCTATGATACTCGGTAAACCGCACATCTAGTTTGCGTAAGCATTGGCGAATTCGTTCTGATTTCTCGCCTTCATTCTGATAGATCGTGATGCTGGTGTAATGTGGGCTTCCATTGTAGTAGCTACCTTCAGTAGCAACCCATCCAACCAACTCGATAAACTCATCGGGGTATCGACCATCTCCATCTGCTACAGGATCACCTGTCAGAATAAGACGGTCCCTTTCGAGCAACAGTTCGACTTCCTTCAATCCATTGTCCGTTACAAACTTGTGGCCGGGTGTTACCAGAGCATCCATTCCACTCACGGTAAGGTGGAACATCTTACCCTCGTAGGGATACCGGAAGATGGACTTGATCTTCGACCACTTTAGCTTACCCTCATGGTAGGACAGCACAATGTCCTGCTCCGTGATCTCATCGATGCCGAGCCAGCCGCGCTGTGTCAGAGCTTCGGTGCTTTCATCGACGCAGTAGCCTCTCCAGCTTCCCCCGCGGGAGTACCTCTCCACCATCAACATGAACATGCGCGCCAGTCGATCGGTGATATGACCGTGCGCGATCGAGAATCCTCCAGTATCAAGATCACCACGCCAATGGGAGCGGCCAACTTCAAACGGTAGGTCATCGCGCACCACGTAGTGGCGAAACGGCGGAAAGTTGGTCTTGGCCACCCATTCGCCACTCCGCGAGCGCTTCCGCCGCTTCTCATCCTCTTCCGGCGGCAGATGGATGTCAGACATGACGCGGAACACCACCTCCGCCGCGAGATGCTCGATGTCTTTACGATTAGCCCGATTCTCCAACAGCGTCGCCATCGCTTCCGGTGTGACGCGGTCGATCGAATCGACGATCACATCGTAAACGGCGTACTGCGGCGAGATGAAGGAGCAGAAGGTCGCCTTGCTGCGTTGAATCTCAGCCAACAACTCACGATTGGAAATGTACTTTATCTTCTGCATCTTTCTACCGATCATAGCAGATCAGCATCTGCGATCACAAGATTTGTTATCTATATAGTTTATTGTGCCCTAAATACAGCGAGTCTATTCGAGGGCATTCCATGGCAGACGTAACAGGCGGGGCCGCTTCCACGCCTAGAGCTAATCTAGACACGATCACCGTAACGGCGGCGGCGCCCACCACGACGACGGTAACGCCCACGACGGGACCAACCGGGGATAACCTCGATACCGTTTTGCACAATCTGCGGACGCAGCAAGCCAATGCCGGTCCGTCTAACACCGTTGTCTCGAACCCAGACCGTAGGGACGATAACAACGTCCAGCAGACGCCAACGGCGGGCACTGCCGTGGCCGGGCCGCCGCAAAGCCCCGCAACGCCACCTGCCGCGGCGCCGTCGAAGGACATGCGGGTGCGTCTCTCGGCGCTCGATCCCAGCATCTTCACCGGTATCCTGGCGCCGCTCAAGAACACTGGCGGGATGCTGTTCCCGTATACACCGCAGATTTCCTATAACCAGAGCGTCAGTTATGCTGATATCTCATTGGTGCATTCTAACACGGACTATGCGGCCTATACCCGGACGCCATCGCTGACCGTGAGCATCAGTGGCAAGCTCACGGTGCAGAGTCAACTTGAGGGGAAGTATGCGCTGGCCTGTCTGCACTTCCTCAGAGCCGCATCGAAATCGCACTTCGGCGAGAATGACACCAATGCCGGTTTGCCGCCACCAATCCTAACGCTCGATGGCTACGGCACATACATGTTCAAGCGACTCCGGGTCATTCTGAAGTCGCACAGTTGGACCTTCGATGAAAACATCGACACGATTGCGGTGAACGCTGGCAAGGGTTTGGTGCGGTTGCCTGCCCTGTTCACCGTGAGTTGTGAACTGACAGTGGTGCAAACGCCGACCCGGATGCGCACCAAGTTCAACTTCGGGCAATTCGCGTCCGGCCAACTGATGGAACAGCAGGAGGGATGGATCTAAGTGACCACGATTATTACCTACCCAGCGAACTCCGCTTATCATACGACACCACAGACCAGTAACCGTATTCTCTACTGGGCATTCCGCTCGGTGCCGGTCGATCCCACTGACCAGCCATATGTTCTGTCGCCGCGGCATGAGTATCGACCCGATAAGCTGGCCTACGAGCTGTATAACAATCCGTCGTACTGGTGGATCTTCGCGGTGCGCAATCCGTTCCTGCGCGCCAATCCGATCTGGGACTTCATCGGCGGGCTTCAGATCATGGTGCCGACCGCGGATCGCTTGATCACGCTACTGGGTGCCTAGATGGGTCTTCTATCATGGCTTACCGGTGGAGGTTCATTGATTAGCAACAAGCCGGTTGGCTCATCGGTCGGTCTCGGCGCATCTGGTTCAGCGATTACCAATGCACCAGTTGGCTCATCGGTCGGTCTCGGCACATCTGGTTCAGCGATCACCAATGCGCCAGTTGGTGCATCGGTAGGTCTCGGCACATCTGGTTCAGCGATCACCAATGCGCCGGTTGGTGCGACAATAGGTCTCGGTACATCCGCGCCCGAGGCACCTCTGCCAGTGGACCCTGCCACTGGACAGTCCCCCGGCGAGAACGTCCCAGCGCCCGTAAAGTCACCGGCAGTGCAGAATGCCACTGCCGTTCCACCACCTCCACCACCGGGTATTAGTCCTGCGACCTTCCAACAGGCACTTGCCTCAGCAAAGTTCGAATCCAATCCGCTGAACGACTACTACTCGCCGACCTATCATTTCCGGCTTTTCGTCTGTAACGACAAAGATGTCCTTATCCAGATGGGAAATCCCGGCTCCGTCGCCGACATGGTGGGTGCCCTCAGCGGCAAGTCGGTGCAACAGGTGACGATTGCGGAGAGCGGCGTCACTGCGGCATTCAGCATCAAGGATGTCGAGATCAAGACGGTCATTGCCCAGAACGGCGTTACCAACCAACAAACGGCGTGGGGGGTCACCTTGACCGTTACAGAACCACTCGGCTTGAGCTTTCTCGACGGTTTGCTGGCTGCCGCATCAACGCTCGACATCTTTGATTACACAAAAACCACGTACTTTCTTGAACTAACGTTCATGGGCTATGACGAGCAAGGCAAATCTACCGGTCGTCCGATCAAGATGAATTATGCCAACGGCGGACGCTGGATTTGGGCGCTCACGTCGACCTTCATCGACACAAAGATTACCGAAGGTGGCGGCGTCTATACATTGGAATTCATAACAGACGAAACCAACATCTTGGTCAACGAGATGGGGAAGATCAGCCAAGGCAGCCAAACCATCAAGGTTTCCGGTAGCACGTTAGGTGAGCTATTCGATGATTACGCGGCAAAGATCACGGATTCCTGGAACAAACAGTTTAGCACGAATGGCAACAAGCTGCGCGACTACAAGATCATCACCCATCCGGTGTCGTTTGTCGGTAACCCTCACAATGGCGCCGATGTTAGTAAGTTCAAGACAAAGTCCACGTCGCCTGATCAAAGTTCCAGCAAAATGTTCGATTTTGACAAAAGTGGCAAGATCACGGCACAGATACCGCCCAATACGCCCATTAGCACCTTCATCACCAGTGCCATCAATGCAACGGAAGAGGGTCAGGCCCTGGCGAAGGATGTTCAACCATCTGGCAGTACCAGCCAATCGGCTGCTCAGGTGAATCCACGCAAATTTCTCGAACCCATCCTGTTCTCCATCGAACTCGTACCGATTCGCATCGATAAGGATCTAGATACCGGCAACTATTGCTACGCCTATCAAATCCATGTGGTGCCGCATCTGGCCACCCGAGTCATCTTGAATAGGACCCAGGTAGAGAACGCCAAAGATCCAGCCGTGCAGAAAGAGATGATCTCCAGTCTCGTCAACAACGGCATGCTGCGAAAGCGCTACGATTACATCTTCACCGGCAAGAACACCGAGGTCATCGACTTCGATATCGGGTTCAAGCTGTCATGGCAGCCCAAACTTGCAAAGATGGCTGGGGCGCGAATGGGATACAATAACGTCGCGGTCAACAAGCGAATCAATCCAGTCAACACACAGGGAGATACGGTTCAGAGCAAAATCGATCAGCAAGTTTTCCCTGTGCCGCTCAGTGGTGATGCGCGGGAGAGGCAAGCCGCCTCTTCAGCCGATTCTGGACCCAGCGCCATGGCGTCGCCACCGACACCGTCAACCTCCTTCCAAATGGTGCCGGGCGCCATTGGCCGAGCCAATGTCAACAGCGCACAGGCGCAGGGAGCCACATTGTCTCCGGTCAATCAAACACCAGCACAGACACAAGCCAGTCAATGGTCATTTAACAAACCCAGCCTAACTTTGTCCTCACCGGTCGGTAATGGTGGGCTGATCAGCAGCTTACCACAGCAGGTCCAAACATCGCTCGGCGCGATAGTACAACCGACTGCCGCGCTCAAGGCAATGCTGTCCGGTGTGACTAGCGCCAACAATACCGATTCCAGCGTGGCAAAACCAGCGCAGCCGCGTTTGCGCAACCCATCCGGCTCACCACCACAAGAAGCATCTTCCAACCGCTATATCGAAGACTTGCTCGACCAGAATAACACCAACAGCCAGCCGAACACCCTACCCGTCTCCTTCTGGCAAGGCTATCACGTTCCGGAATCCTTAGCCGGTAGCGGTTTCACCGGCCAATGGGGACGAGATCAATCGGTCGTCGGGTCGATCTTCGCGCAAATCTACGATCCGCAGTTCACGGGCGACTTCCAACAGCTCAAATCGCTGACCATCCGCGGTGACCCATTTTGGCTCGGTCAATCGAACTTGGAGAGACAAGTCCTCTTGCGTAACAACAAACTCACCCCAGCCGCAAACGCACTACCGGATTACACAAGTCGTAAGCAGTCTATCTATTTGTACTTCAGGTATCCACTACAGATCGCCGATGATACCTCACAGCCTATGCTGCGTTCCTCGGAGTCATTCAATGGATTGTATGAAATCACCAATGTTCGGCACACCTTCTCCGACGGTGTGTTCAAGTCAGAACTTCAAGGAATCAGACAGATACTCTACAACTTCAATGCTGCCAATTCCAGCAATGGCAACTCCGGCGGCGCTGGTTCGAACGCAGGTCTGGCGGGTAAAGGTGGCGCGGGAGGAAACTCAGGTATCACCCCCGGACCAGGACCCGGCTTTACTCTCAATCCAACCAACCTGCCGAACACCACCGCGGCGCCCACCGCGCTACAGAGCGCCGACACGGCAACGATCGGCACAGGCACTCCTTCGCTGTCAGCATCACAGTTGGCTTCCTACAAGGCCGCGGTCGGCCAGAGTGAATCTGGCAACAACCCGCAACAGCCCAACAATAAACAAGGTTTCGTCGGCCAATATCAAATGGGACAAGCCGCATTGATAGATGCTGGCTACTTGACCCCTGGCGTCGGAAGCTCCACTGATCCAATGTCGTGGCAGTGGACCGGCCAAAATGGCATCAACTCTTTGTCCGATTGGCTTGCGAATCCAAACTTACAGAACAGCGCCATGGATTCTTATACCCAAGCCAACTACGCCACCCTGGTGAACAAAGGCGTCATCACGCAAAACACATCGCCGGAAGTCGTCGGCGGTCTTCTTGCTGCCGCGCATATCGCCGGAGGCCAAGGTGCGGCGAATTGGGCCAATTCCAACGGCGCCTATAACCCAAGCGATGCCTTCGGCACAACACCAACCAAGTATTACAATCTAGGATACAACGCCGTGCGTCTCGCACCCACAACAACGGCGAGCCGATAATGCCCGCCGCAGTCCCCCTCTCTCGCCTGGGTCCGGAAACCAATCCGCTGCACAACCGCGGCACGGCAATCCTGCCGATGATCTATATCGGCTTTGTCAAACGCAACGACGATGCGCAACGTATGGGTAGATTATCAGTTTGGATTCCAGAGATG